GGAGCGGCGCGTGCTGCTCCTTTTTATTTCTGGAGAAAAAAATGGCGAAAAATTATCAGCAGGACGGCAACACCCTGGATTTTCAGAATACCGGTGCGACTGATATTCATTCTGGGGACGCCGTGCTTTCTGGCTTGCTGGTGGGCGTCGCTCACGATGACATCCCTGCAGGGCTGTGGGGCGTGCTGCACACCACGGGCGTATTCGTTCTGCCAAAAGCGGCGGAGGAGGTCACTGTTGGTCAGAAGCTCTATCTGGCAGACGGCAAACTGACCGCGGAAGCGGGTGAGTCGGCGACTCCGAACCCTCTGGCGGGTACTGCCTGGGCTGCGGCTGCGGCGGACGTCGATGCTGTTCCGATCCGGCTGGGATACTGATGAACCGCTTTCGTGCCCGGCTGGCTCGTGCGGATGCCCGGATCTCCCGGGCTTTTTCCGAGGCACTGCCCGCCGTACTGACCATCGACGCTGAGGTGCGGCCTGTTACCGTGATTTTCGAGACGCCCGATGCCCCGGTTGACGTGCCCGGCGGTGGGCAAATTCAGGATCGCTCTCCGGCCTTCAGCGCGATGACCGCCGATATCGCGGGGCTTGAGAAGCACCACGGCGTGGAAATCAACGGCACGGCTTATCGTGTGACGCATGTCGGGGCTAATGAAGAAGGCCGCACCCGCGTCACGCTGGCGTATGGCGCACCGGGTAAGGTGCAGCCGGACATCAATAAGTGGAGCTGATATGGCGCGTGACTCCAGATTGCGGCGGGATTTACCTGTCGATATCGATGTGGATGCCATCTGGCGGATAGCTGAGCACATTGGTGCCACCCATAAGCAGTTTCGGGCAGCGTATTCCCGCGCTCTGAAACGTACCGCCGCTACCCTGCGTAAAAAAGCGATGGCAGACCTGAAGGACGGGCTGGCCCCCCGCAGCCTGGACCTTGTTCGTCGACGCCTGCTTTCCTTTCGCCTTGATCGCGCATCTCAGTCAAAACTGGATAACTTTCGTCTCTGGTTCGGCCTGAATGCCATCAAGGTCAAAGATCTTAAAGGTCGGATTAATGGGCGGGTGCGGCCTCGCCATTCCCGACGTGAAAAATCCACCGGACGGTTTATCAAGGCGCGACGCCAGGCGGACAATGCCGGGTTTATGCCAAAGGGCAGCGTGCTTACCCCGCGCACATTTGATAATGGGGAAGTGGCACGATCCCGTCGTGAGAACAGGCGAACGGTGGTTATTCGCGATCCTGACACGCGCCGCACCCGCGAGGCGGAAGTTGATATTTATGAGCCGATGCTGAACTACATCGAAGATAACGCCTTTGCGGAGGCGATGGAGATTTTCATGCATCACTTTGAAACCGATCTGCGCGGGCGCGTGAAAGCCCGTATTTCTGTCTGAGGTGAACCATGGCTGAGCCATTACTGCTGGGCCAGTATCACGATGCCGTCACCGGCGCGCTGAAAAAAATTGACTGGGTGCGCGACGCCGATGCCTATCCGGAAAAAAACGTGCCTCGATTTACCGGACTGACCACACCTGCGGTGTATTTCTCCATTAACAGCTGGGAGCAGGGCGGAGGCAACGAGGGGCAGCTCAACGTAAATCTCTCCTGCGATTTATCCGTTGTCGTGGATGCGGCAGGCGTGGGCATCAGCAGGCCGGAAATTTTTCTTCGAACGGCGGCAGCCGATATCACTCAGTGGATTGACGGCCAGCAGTTCGGCCTGACGCATCTGGAGCCCGCCATTTTTATCGATGCGGCACGCGATGAGTTCGATCCTCGCATGGATGACTATCTGGTCTGGAGAATTTCCTTCACCCAGTCTGCCGCCTTTGGCGCCGATCCGTTTGCACAGCTGAATGCCCCGCTGAAATCGGCATGGCTTGGCAAGGCGCCGGATATCGGTCGCGCGCACGTAGACGATTACCAGCTGATTTACGAGGCCAAACCCGATGAGTGATATTGAGGGCGATTTGCAGCGCCGCCTGGCGAATATCGTCCGGCGTGGTGTTATTCATTCCGTAAAGCACGACGGTATCCCGAAATGCCGGGTGGACCTTGGCGACATCACCACCACCTGGCTGCCGCTCTGCCAGGGCTTTTCAGGTACGAACCGGGCAGACTCGAATCCTTATGCGGTGGGCGATGCGGTCACGGTGCTGTCGGAGGCGGGCGAGCTGAATAATGGCCGGGTGTTTCCCGGCTGGAATACCGGCGGACTGCCGGTACCGGAGGGTAGCGACAGCGAACATATTACCCGGTACGGCGACGGTACCGAGATCCGATATGACCGTGCCGCGCATGCACTGACCATCACCCTGGCGGAGGGCGGAAGATACAAAATCATCGGTAAGGGTACGCTGGACGGCCCTGTGGAAATCACCGACACCCTGACTGTTCAGGGGAAAACGCAGATAAATTCCGACACGAGCGTGGCCGGAAATATCGGGGCGACACAGGAGATCTCGGACGGTACCGGAAAAATGAGCGGGATCCGCGAAACCTATAACCGGCATGACCACAAAGAAAATAGTGACGGTGGCGGAACCACAAATCCCCCCAATCAACAAATGTGACCTGCCGCGGCAGGTTTTTTTATGCCTGGAGAAAATGAATGGCGAATTTACATGGTGTAGAAACGATCGAGTTGACGTCGGGTACGGTCGCGGTCACGACGATCCAGACGGCCATTATCGGTCTGGTGGGTACCGCGCCGGATGCCTCAGCTGGTAGTCCGGCAGTGGGTACCGTCGGGACGCCAATACTGGACAACGTTGTGGAGTTTTCCGCGACGCTCGTCGGCAGAGCTGGCAATGTTCTGGTGGTTAACGCAACGGCTGGCGTTCCCGATGCGGAAAATCCCGCAGAGGTGGAGACGGCTGCCGTCTGGGACGCCGCTGCTACAACCCTGAGCATCACGCTGGGCTGTGATGAAAGTGGCAAGCTGAAAGCAACCCCTGCAGACGTAGTTACTGCCATCGATGCAGTAGCGGACACGAAAGTGACGGCATTGGGAACCGGCAGCGGAATTGTCTCTCCGTTTAGCCTGCAGCTGGCCGGCGGCGAAGATGAGCCGTTCCCGCTGAATACGCCAGTTGCGATTGTGGGTACCACGATGCTGTCCCGACTGGGTGACAAGGGCACGCTAAAACAGGCGCTGACCGAAATCAACGACCAGCGAAATGCCCTGACGGTGGTGGTCCGCGTTGCTGAAAACGCTGATGCGCAAAACGCGGAAAAACAACGGGCAGCGGTGCTGGCCGGGATCGGCGCACTGTCGTCTGCCAAATCCGTGACGACGTACCAGCCCCGTATCGTGATTGCGCCGGGATTTAGCGAGGATGATGCCGTGGGCAAGGCGCTGGAGACCGTTGCGGGCAAGCTGCGGGCGGTGGCGTATGTTGACTGCGCTAGGGGTGCCACGCTGCAGGAGGTGGTGCAGCGCCGTCAGTCCTATGGCATGCGCACCGAGTTGCTGCGCCCACGCGTGCAGGTCAGCAACGCCGACGGCCAGCTGGTCTACCGACCGTATTCAGCATTCGCGGCGGGGCTTCGCGCCCGCATCGATTTTGAAAAGGGATGGTGGTGGAGCAAATCCAACCAGGACATTAACAACATCCTCGGAGTGGAGCAGATCGACGAATTTATTCTGGGCGATGAAAACTGCGACGCCAACCTGCTCAACATGCAGAACGTATCCACCATTATCCGCCGGGCGGGGTTTAAACACTGGGGGAACCGCCTGTGCGGTACCGACCCGCAGTGGCGTTTTGAATCAGTTCGTCGCACTGCCGACGTCATCGAGGACAGTATTCAGGAAACGATGCTGGAATACGTTGACCGCCCGCTGGACCGGGAGAACGCCGACGACATCATCGGCACCATCAATGCCTACATGCGCCAGCTGGTCGGGCTCGGGGCCATTTTTGGCGGCCGCGCATGGCTGGATGAAGAGCTTAATACCGCTGAGAGCATGGCGGCGGGCGTGCTCTATATCAACTATGACTTCGGTCCGAAATCGCCGACTGAACTTATCAGCTTGCGTGTCCGGGTAAATAACAACTATGCACTTGAGGAGATGCTGGCAGCATGAGCGAAAAAAACACGTTACGCGTCTGGACCTTCTTCAGGCAGGGGATCCGCATTCAGGGCGCGCATGAATTCACGCCGCCGACGTTGTCCATCGTTAAAACAGACCTGCGAACCGGCGCGCAGGATGCACCTTCTCCCGTGGACGACGGCATGGAGGCCCTGACCTGTCAGCTGAAATTCTACGGTATCGATACGGACATGCTGACTGCATTTGGGTTTGTCAGCGGCAGCCGCCCGCGCTTTACGGCCTATCAGGGTTATCTGGCGAACGGTACCGCTCTGGGCACCATTGAGGAGATCGAAGGCTTTGTGCAGACCGTTACGCCGGATGCGCGGGGTAAGGATAGTCTGTCCGAAAATGCCATCACGGTGGAAATCGCAGTGAGCTATTACCGCCAGACCAAAGATGGCCGAGAGCTGTTTGCCATTGATACCGAGCAATTTGCGCGACGGGTGAATGGCGTAGATGTCCTGTCCGGCCTGGCGGCGAAAGTCCGCCTTTAATAAAAAACAGACAACGGCCTGCGGGCCGTTTTCATGGAGATAAATATGTCTTTTCCTGGTGAAACCCGCGTTATCAAACTTTACTCCCCTGTTTCGTATGAAAGCGGCGGCCTGCTCGAACAGGTGACGCTGCGCGAGCCGCTGGTGCGTGACCGTATCGCCTTTTCCAAAGATCGCGGCAGTGAAGAAGAAAAAGAAGCGCGCATGATTGCCCTGTTGTGCAATCTCAGCGAGCAGGATATCTGGCAACTGACCGCGGCGGATTATGCACAGCTGCTGGACGCGTTTAATGTTTTTATGCTCCCGCCCGCGGAGCGACCGAAAAAAGCCTGATCCGGGCGATCCGCTTTCTCGGGCGGCGCCTGCATTTTCCCATGACGGAATACCTGAATATGCCGTTCAGCGTGTTTTCTGATTTTCTCACTGACGAAGTGGAGGCGGTAAATCGTGGCCGGATTAAGCCAGAACCTTAAGGCCGTAATTACCTTTGGCGGTAATATTGATAGTTCATGGAGCCGTTCAGCTAACGGCCTGCAAAAAAGCCTGAAGGATGTCGGTAAGCAGTCGGAAAAGCTGACGAAAGATCAGGCGAAGCTGGCAGCGGAAATCAAGCGGGCAAAGCTCGCCGGGCAAAGCCTTGGCGATCTTAAGCGGCGTTACAGCGATGTATCCCGTGAGATCCGCAAAACTGAAGCCGATCAGCAGAAACTTAACCAGCAGATGCAGAAGACACAACGGCTGGCTGCGTTCAAGGGGGCCGGTAAAGGTCTCTTTCGCCGTGGGCTCGGTATCGCCGGTCAGTTGGGCGGTATGGTGGCCCCGGGGCTGGCGATCGGCGGGGGCGGGATGGTGGCTTCCGCGCTGGGCACCCTGATTGCCCCGGCGACCACCAACGCGGAGACGGCCCGGCGTGCCGGTGTGGCGAAAAGTTATAGCGTAGACATTCCGACGTTTGATGCCTGGGATACGCTCGCAAAAC